TTAGCTATTTCTTGATTTTGTGATCCAGATGTCCAATTACTTCCAGATATAGGATAAGACCATGTACAGCCTTCTTCTATAATAGGATTTGAATTAACAAAACCTAATCCATTATCCCAATCATTTCCTAAAATTTTAGCTTCTACAGAATATGTTGATGGTAAATTAACTGCATGAGTTGTGTATAATTGCAAAAAGAATTTACAATCTTCGATATTAACACTATACTTTGATAATGCTGAATTAACTTGAGTTAAATCAAACTTTACTAGTGATCTAGATTTAGAATAAGATGTTCCACCTGTAGTATCACGTTTACCAATTTCTAGAATTTCATCTAGCCCAGTATTTAATGTTTTAGCAACTTCAAATATTGATGTGTCTTGGGATGGATATAATATTTTAAACATTTTTTATTTTCTATTAATTTGAGTATGTTACACTAGGTGCTCCAATTACTCCTGTTACGTGCCAATATGTTCCATCACATATCAAATCATATTGGTCTCCAGTAAAGCTTCTAGAAGCTGCTATTTCCATTTGAACAAAAGGTCCACTACTTCGGCTAAGTGCCGTAGTACTATTAACAGTAAGAATACTGAATAAGGCAGTTCGATCAGAACTCTCAACAAAGATTGTAACTGGTCTTGCTAATGTCGCTGGACTAGCAACATCATCACCCACTAGTCCAATTATAATTTTATACGCAGTACCAGGCGTTATAGTAGCTGGTCTAGGCAATTGAAATCCAATTCCATTTGAACCTTGATTACCATCATCTAGAACTGTTAATACATATGTAGAAGTTGAATCACCATTTACATTAAATGTTATGGTCGAATCATCCGAAACTTGGGAAGTAATTATTTTTGATTTATTCCCTGATATAGTACCATTGAAAACAGTATCTCCTGTAAACGTAAACGATCCGGATGGAGTTAAATTATACGCATGAGTACCTTTTAATGCATCAATCGATTGTGATACATGAGCAGCCTGAATTGTTCCTGAATTAGTTATTCCCGATGTTGATAATGTTAGTGCCATAATTTTATATAAATATTTTCATGTTAATATGTTGTTACTTTTCCTTTAATATCTTTTTTAGGAAATTTAAGTTCAAATATACTAGGATCCAAACTAGGATAAATAATACCTTGTCTTGTTGCAGTCTCTAAATCATAAACATTACCAGAATAATTTTGATTTGTATTATATAAATTGCTAAAGTTTAATCCTACAACGCTCTGAACACCATCTGTGTTAGCTAATGTATTCATTACTTCTGACTTTATTATAGGTTGATTGATTTGCCATTTATCTATTTCGAAATATTTTTGTAATGTGTCAATTGCATTTAGTAAAACTTCATTAGAATTATAATTTGGAAGAATTGTTATTTCAAAGTCAATTCCAAAATTAATAATAAATGCATCTTTAATATTAATAGCATCTGTTAAAATTCTATAGTAGTCTAAATATGTTTTTAAATTGTTTTTAATAGCAGTATTCAATGTTGTTAATTGTTTCAATTCATTATATCCCAATACATATAAATTCATTGCTAATGGATTAGGTATTCTTGTATCTTCTAAATCATTTTGTGTTATTTGATCGTCTGGTACTATATATGATTTTGCAACGCTTCCAAATTTTGCTGGCATTGAATATGATCTAACTATATAATCTTGTTTTGTTACCAATCTGTTTTGAGTTGCAAAAGTTGCAGCTGCATTATTTTTTATATCTTGTAATGAATCTGCAGACTTACCTCCACGAGCTGGGGTTTCATTATTTATGGTAACGCTGGATTTAACAAAATTCATCATTGATTGTGAAGCTGTTGAATTTGGATCGTCATTAAATTCAATAAAGTCAATTTTTTTAATTGTATTACTTTCAATATTGTCTGATATACCGTTTCCTATAGTATATGTAACAGTTAATGTAGTATTTGAAGGAGCTTCTCCATATGCTTTTGTGTATAAAAAATTAGAAGGATCTATATCTACATTTACATTTTTTCTTAGTTGTTGTAATCCATTTCCTACATTAGCGGGGTTTGGAATAATTTCTTCATCATTATTACTACTTACTCCTGCTCCGAATTGTAATTCTAGTTTTCCATCTGATCTTAATCTAGATATAAATCTTTTTGAAACTTTTTTCATTTTTAAAAGATATGGAGAAGAATCACGATATTGATATGTATCTGGGTCGTTTTCTTTTATATTTAATACTTCTTCAAATACAGTATCTTGAGCTAAATATGGAACTTCAGTCCATATATCTCCATCAGACTCTTTAATAGAAATTATTTCAATTATATTTGAATCTGGTAATACTATTTTATCATATTGTTTAGGAGATTCAAATGTAAACTTTTTTGATTTAATTGTTCCAGATACTGCTTGCGTTTGTTTTTTTAATAAATAATATATTGGTTCATTTGTAGTTGGATCAATTTCATATATTGTAACTTCCGTAGGACTTAAAGATGAAGATAAATTAAAATCAACAACATCTAAAGTTCTAAATTCTGCAGAGCCATTTTCTTGTTTAATACGCATACCTGGAGCTATTGATAATGCAAAATCATAATTTGGTTGATTAGATGCACCTGATCCTTTTGCTGGAATTAATTGAAATACATTTAAATTTACATGAGATGCTACAGAATTTAACGGTTTATATCCTAGCATATTAGCTAAATTAATAATATTTCCACGTTCTTGAGCTTGATTTAATATTGATTCTTTTAAATTGGTATCAGTATAAAATGATAATACATCGCCTACATATGCTGCTAATTCAACAAATAACATACCAGGAGATGATTCATTAAAATCAGTATATTGATTTGGAAAATATTGTTTAGTAAATTCTATTAAATTTTTTCTAAACTGATTAAAATCTTTATTTAAATATTTTACGTCTTTTACTACATCCATTTATAAATCCTTACGAGTCAATTGTTATAGTATTATCATTTTTTGATGATAACGTTAATGATTGTTCTGCTTCTATATTTGAAACACGATATGTTATTTTAACATTAATATATGTATTATTTGGAGAATTAAATATTATATTGATAGATTCAATATTAATATATGGCAACCATCTACTAACAGAATTTCTAATTTCTTCATCAATTGCAATTTTTAATTCATCGGTTTGTTGTTCAAATAAAAGATATTTTAATAATGTTCCAAATTCATTTAATTCATAACGTTCTCCACGACCAGTAAGTAATAAATTTTTAATATTGCTACTAGATTGTTCTAACGTAGTATAAGTAGAGTTGAAAATTCTACGTCCATTAAATGGAAATTTTATTCCTATAGCTATATTATTTTCTTCTAATATATTGTTATTTTCAAACCGGTATGCCATTGCCTTTTTTCTTATCAATTGCTTTCATTAAAGCTGAATAATCTCGAGTCATTGCTTTTGCAACAATAGGATCAACTTTCATTGTTTTTCCTGTTTCTGGATCATTTATAATAGAATTAGTTGTTTGTCTATTTAAATTAAATCCTTGTGCATCTTTAGAAGTCATTATAATATCTTCTGACATTAAAGAAGCATAATCAGCTGAAGATTTTGTTTCAGTTAATTTATTAGTTTCATTTAATATATCAGAAAATTTATTTTTTTTAAATTTTGGATTATTATTTGAAGTTGTTTTTTTAACTGGTATTTCAACTTTTTCTTGTTTTGTTTCTTGTAATTCATTAATTGTTGATTGTAATCCCGATTGTAATATTTCAGTTAATTCTTGTTTAATAACAGATCTAACTTCTTCATTTATAACTTTTTTTAGTACATTAATAAATTTTTCTTGTTTCATGATTATTTCTTTTTATTATAAATATTAAACATATAAATTTACGCCCATCCTGTATTTAATTTTGGTCCATAAACTTGATTTGAAGATATATCTACATAATAATCTCCTGATTTACCTAAATCATTATTCGGAGGTCCCGCTCCAGATAAAACTTTTGAAGGCGCTTCTTGTAAAGATGTTAATAAGTCACGTTGTTGATCAATTAATTCACGTATTGAATTTGCTCTGTCGTCTAAATCATCTATAGATACATTTTTTAATTGATAAAATTCACTATCTAATTGATCATTATAAAAATTATTATCTCGATTAAAATTATCAATTGAGTCTTTTACTTGTTGTGGTACTTTTAAAACATCATTATTAATATCTTCTGCTCCACTACATGCTTCTGCTAAACGATTAGCTACTTTTGTTAATTCTTGAACTGCTAAATCAATTCCAATATTTAATCTGGATGGAATTGTTTGTAATTGTTCTAAAGATTTTTTTGCATTTTCTATTGTCATTGTTTGTACCATACTTAAATCTGCTCCGGCAATAGCTTGTCCTACAACTGGTATTAAATATAAAGAAGATTTTACAGTTGTAGCAATATCAGCTAATGTTTTAAATAAATCAATCATTTCTTGAATTTTTGGTATTAGCTCTTGTAACTTTTTAATTAATTCCATTACATCTTCTAATGATTTTTTTAAATCTTGAATTCTAGGATCATCACATGCACAATTATCTTCTAGTTTTGTAGCTTCATCAACCAATGTTAATAATTTTTCAATAATTTTATTTAAAAAATCTACTATTGTATCAACTGCAAATGAAGTTATTCTAGGAGGTATTTCGGGTATTTTATTTAATGGAAATGTTACTGGCATAATTATAACTTTCTTTTATTTTTTCATGAAGTATTTTTTACTTGTTAATTTTGATAATTTTTGTCTAGCTTGAGATATTTTTCCTAACGCTGGAAGTGAATATATTCCTCCACTACCAAATGTTCCTCCTTCAATTTCATCCATTATTAAACCTAATATTGTTATTAATTCTTTTCCATGAACCATTGGTTCTGTAGCGCTTTCATCTCCTAATAATATTTCATTTGCATTTAAACTTATTCGATTTGATGAATCTAGTATTATATTATTTGATTTTGAAGTTAATGTAATTCTATCTGCAGTTCCAATTAGTTGGGATTTATCATAATTTAAATATCCGCCAGATTTATTAGTATTTTTATTTAATTTTAATGTAGTTAATCGTTGGGTTGTTGTTAAATATAAAGAAGATGCATCAGTATCTAAATTTTCAACCGTATATTTTCTTCCATATGGATCTTCTTCACTATTCGAAGTGTGACCAGACGTATTTGATAATATAATTATAGGATCAGAATTTAATTTATTCATAGAACCATTACCAGACCAATTTGGTAAAATAGAAGTTTGGGATATATCATTTGATATTGGAGAACTTCCTAAACGTATAGAATTTCCAAATCTTCCTTGAATTAAAGTATCACCAGCAAATGATTGTAATGGGTTAATTATTTTATCAGGTAATACATTATCTGTAACGTTTGATCCTTCGGTACTAGGTAAAACATTTTTATATATAGAAGATTGAATTGGTAATGTACATAAATAATACCATTGTAATTCTGTGTTTATTTGTCCACTATATTGATTAGGTCCATTAAATATTAAAATTATTTCGCCTACGGTTGGCGGAGTTTGCATATTAATAGAAGCAGGTCTTACTTGTACATCATGTTGAACTGTACTAGTATTATATATTTCTGCAGAAACAGAATATAAATTTTGTTGATTTTCGCCAGTGCGAATTTGTTCAACGTCAATTACTTCAGCTATTTCAAATACAACTCTAAATGAATTAGACATTATTTTCTCCTGATACTAAATCTTTAGCTTTCTGAATTTTTTCTTGTAATTCTTTATCTTCTGCATCTATTTTTTCTATTTCTTCGGTTAATTCATCTTCAAATTCTTTGGATGCCATACCTAATAATTCTTTCTTTTCAGATTCACTTAATAGTGATGATTCTCCAGATATAGTCTGAGTAGTTGAAATATAACGTTGAGTGATAGCAGTTAATTTAACTATATGATCATCATTTTTTACTGCTACGTCTAAATATTCTTTAATTAAAGGAACTATTATAGTAGCGTCAGATGCATTTCTTATTAAAGGTTGCAGTTGAGATATTAACTGATTTATTTGTCTATCTTTCTTTTTAGAATTATGATAAACATTTGACATTAAATCAGAAAAACTGACTCCTTTAAATAATTCTTCTTTAATATCCATTATACGATCCTTTTAAATATAAATATTAAAAGGGTAAATTCACGAATTCATTTTGTTCATATTCTTTGAATTTTGTTGTATATATTTGTTTTAAGACTTTAATTACCTTAGTAATATTATTAGTTTGAAGTCCTGTACGCTCACGTATAAATACATATAATGCTTTTTTATTATATTGCTCTATATTTTCACGATTTTCAAATAAATGTAATATTGAATCAGCTACGTGAATGTCAGACTGATTTGTAAATATTCTATTTATATTATCATAACAATATTCAACATACGCATTCATAAAATACTTTAAAAGTTCTTGCATTTCCATATTATGCATTTCTGTTGGAATATTTCTTTCTTCATCAACATCTATAGGTTCAGATTCTTTTTTTAACTTTGAATATCCTTTTTGATTTTCAGCAATTAAATAATTAAATGATGTTCTTGTATAATATGAATATGCTTTACCTGCGGCCGGATTAAATTTATCTAATCGCATTGTTAGATAAGTAACTAAATCAGTTTGTAGATCTTTGAAAGATGAATCGATATAATCACATTTCATCTTATTAATTAAATTTTCTGATAATTTCATAAAAGCAGGATAAATAAATCGCCTATATATTTTTTCTTTTAATATTTGATTATCATTAGAACGATTATACGCAGCAACAGAATATTCAGTTACTTTAGTCCAATATCTATTACTAGCTTTTTTCTTTCTCGGCATTAAATTCTTTCTCTAAGTTTGTTATTACTTGTTTTAATTGTTCAAACACAGT